TATTAGAATATATATAACTGAAAGCTGTGCTCCCAGCTTTTAATTTAATTCTAAATTAGCCATTGGCAAAAGATTTGTCGAACTATCCAGTCGTATTGAATCATTTATTCTTATTTTAGAATATAATTTCATATAATACGCACGTCCTTTTTCTAAAGGTCGTAGACATGTTCGTGATTTATTGTTAAGCATACTTTAACTATTAATTGAGGTTGCCACCCCAACTTTAATTAATTATAAGTTTAGCCAATATTTCATTAATTTGTCGAACTACAAAGTCCCCATCCTAGCTTTTGGATGAGGCCTTCTGATCAGGTTAATTCCCTGATCATGTCGTAAACTCTATTACAAATTTACATAGAAATATGCATGTAATTGCTGAAGCCATGAGAGCTTCTTATTTACGAGGTAGTTTACTGTGTCTTGAAGATTCACTCTTATCATTAGAAGTGAAGTCTAGGACACACAAGCAAACCCTAACTTTGCAAAAGTTACAAGAAAGAATTCCTGCACTAATTTTCATTAAGGTGCTCGATTTCGACATGATTGTTTCGCCCGAAGGACTAGTCGCGTTTTTAAAACGTGCTGGTCCTAAGGGTCTTTCACAATCTAGGTTTTTGAAGCTACAAAAGTCAGTAGCTAGCCTAAGAGATAGGAATGTAGGGTATATTTTAGACCTTCTAGTGGAATTACTCCACTTGGGTCACCCTGTACATTCACTCTTTGGCATTCAATTACCATTAGAGGAGACAGTTGTTCATTTTATTCGGAATAAAAACCGTTTTGAACATTGTCTCGGTCTGGCAGATGCAGTACATATGAGTCTTTTTAATTTAGGACTCAATGTCTGTCTGCCCTGGACAACTAGAATTTCGGTTCGTAATAATAAGGTTTCAACCTTAGGACTACGAGCCCATTTCAAGAATTTCAATTCTGCTCCCACGTGCCTCGTTACAAGAATGAGGACTAAGGAGCGGAAATTTGGACTTCTTCTTCATTACCTTAAGGTATTTCCAAAAGGTAAAGAAGAGAAATTCTACGTTAAAATGATTAAGTTATCTTTAACTGGGTTATTTTCAGAAAAGATGGACCAGGATTTGCCAGAAGGCTATCCTAATCTTTCAATTCCAATTTTTCCCTTGAGCACCCAAAAGCGTCTCGATCGTTGTTTAACAACGAACGAACCTTTACGTGCTCGTCTCTACTTTAATCTTATCCAATCCAAGTCGCTATGTGCGCCTGTAGGAGAGGATATGATTGCAGAGAGTTATGAGAAACACTTTGATTCATTGTGTCGTCCAGCTGATGAGTGTTTGGTTGTACCTGATGAGTTTTTAATTAAACTTCGTCAATATGGTCGGAATATAGGAATCAAGATGTCTAAACATTATGATCCTTTTTCCACCTGTATACCAAATTCACACTCTACCCTCGAAACCAATCGTGGTGACGGGGGTGCATTGGAGGCTCTTGCTAAAGAGCGTACCATATGCCAGGGATCTCGACTTCGACATTCTCTCAAGAGAGAAGTCGGAGCTTCTAAGCCCCAGCGACTAGAACCTTTTGTTGTAGGTTTGATTGGTCCTCCCGGATGTGGTAAAACTACCACTGTGAAGAATCTCATTGCCCAATTGGGCCGTGAATTCTTTCCAGGATTCCAGGAGAATCAATTAAGTTATTCTCGTTCTTGTTCAACCCGTCATTGGGATGGATACGAGAATCAACCTATTGTGGTTCTAGATGATTTTGGACAAAATTTAGCAGATCGATCAGATATAATTGAGTTTGAACAACTCGTATCTACCAATCGATATCTTGTCCCAATGGCTGAGCTCTCAGATAAAGGTCGGTGTTTTAATTCACCGATCATTATTATGACAACTAACTGTGGTTATGGAAGTAACTTTAATGTTACAACCACTGTACAAGTTGTCGAAGAGCCCATCGCTGTATGGCGTCGGATAGCTGTTCCACTAATCTTAAAGAATGCTAATTCTTTTCGACTTATTGACCGTGATGCGTGTCTATTTAATCTTAACAATATTAATGTTTGGGATAAAAAATATTCTTCGCAAAACGCTCATTATAGTAATACAGCTAGATATCCAAATGCAACTAGCAGTCCTGACCAACTTTTATGGTCTTCTGCTTTGCCTTTAGATTCCGACTCCAGAGATGTACTCAAATACATCAAGGAGAGATTTTCTTCGCACGTTGAATATGATCGTAAATATCTTTCACCTGAATGGTGTCAGAATATTTCTTCACAGAGGATTCGATATAATGTCGATCCTAGCTCGACTTTAGTCGACCTATCTGTGGAACCGATCAAAGTTCCGTACTTGAAAGAAGATTTCTCTTTGTACCAGACGTTCTCGTCTCTCCCACCTTGTGATTCACCTCGTGTGAAAGCAATGGCTTTATCCGAACCGTTAAAAGTTCGTATGATTACTATTGCTGAATCCGAAGTTAAAGCACTACAACCCATGCAAATGGCGTTGTTTAAGGTTTTAGGAGAGATGCCACAGTTTTGTTTAGCTAATGGTTGTTCTAAATCCGTCCTATGGAAGGATTTTATGTCAGATGGCTTGCCCTGGATCGAAAAGATCGAGGCCCAAGTCAAAGGCATTAAAGAACATCAAGCTAAAGATGACCTGTGGTTATCTGGTGACTATACTGCTGCCACGGATAATTTTCCGATGTCAGTAACCGAGGCCCTTTTAGAAGGGATCTTGGAATCCGTTGATAACCCATCCACAAGGGAATGGGCTAGATACGAATGTAGTAGTCATATTATTGAGTACCCAAAAGGTAAGTTAGGCGTGCAGACGTCTGGCCAACTCATGGGAAGTTTGCTTAGCTTCCCCCTTTTATGTTTTCTGAACGACTTCATCGTCTCTGAAGCAGGTTTCCTTCCGGGGAAGTACCTGATTAATGGAGATGATGTTGTCGCTTGTGGACCAATTAAGACAATTAAGAAGTGGAAGCGTATAGCTCCCACTGCTGGTCTTTCCTTGTCTTTAGGAAAGAATTTTGTCCATGACCGTTTTTGTACTGTGAATTCACAGTTATTTTACGACGGTCAATGTCTCCATACGGGTAAGGTTTCGTGCCAAACTCGTACGGGGACAACAATTGGTTTTTGCTTTCAAGAAACACAGTTCTATTTTGGAGCTACGAGGGAGATACGCGAAGAATTTATTCGACGCAATATCCTTCCACTCCGGAAAACTGTAAGATCTTTAAAAGTACCTACATCACACGGTGGTCTTGGTCTTGTATTTGATCATGAAGCTTTGTCCTCTTCCGAGAGGCATTTAGCTAAACGATCTTATATACATGACGCCATCGCACCATTCTTAAAGTCACTACCAGTGCCTGGATTCTCCGGTGGAGAATCTAGTCATTTTGGTGGTTGTAAACTTCGAGCTGTCGCCTTTCCTTGTATAGAAGGTGACCTTGATAAGAGTCGAGACTCTTTGATAGCTCTTAGAACAATCTTTGGGGGATCACCTCTACCAGACGAGTCTGGGACGAGTGATCTCTCTAGAATGGATGTAGATAAAACTTTTTCGAAAGTGAAAGAAAAGGGTGGTCAAGAGTTATTAGAACAACTCATGTCCATTCCTTTCTCACACTACCCATCCAAAACAAAGATGGGCTTCGAAGTCAAATATTTCTTCATACAAGAGAGTAAAGTTGCACAGATGATGCGGGAGGTTGTCCCGATTGTCTTGCAGATTCTCTTGAATCGCATGAATGATGTTCCCTTAGAAATTCAGGAACAAAATGAAATGCTGATTGATGAAATTGATTTTCCGGTTCAAACCGGTCAACTTGCTCAATGGATCATTGACAACTTTACAGGCCCTGAAGGGGAAGTAGAGTTGGATGATTTGTCCATTATTAGTGACGTTGATGAAGAAGAAAATCGTTTCGTGGATTACGATGTAAGTCCACGGCGTTCTTTGCCAGATGACATTTGGCTAAAGAACATTTTGCAAATTAAGGTATTTGCTGATTCCCTACCTGACTCCGATAACAAGGAGTGAAGCCGATAACACGATCGAAAGTGTTACGAGCAAGGAATCAATCTTTTCACATTGTGTGTGAAGAATCTTTTTCTACTATCTAATATAGATTCAAGTCTAATACAGCTTTAATGTTTAAATACAATTGCAGTGAGCCCGGCGATATAGTCGGCACAGCAATTTGTTTTTAAACATTCGCTTAAGCATAATTAGCTTGTCTTTCTCAAGGTTGAGAAAAGTTTAATCAAATACTAGAGTTCTTAAAATAACTAGAACTTAGTTGATAAACTGTTATAGTTTATCAAATATTGGGTTCTTAACTTAGAACTTAATTGATAAATTATGTCAATCATTGAGTAAGAAGAGGCTTTCAAAGTCTCTTCCTTTCAATAGATAGGAAATAATTTTGGTCAATTAGAGTCCTGATCTTTCGAGATACAGGTATAATTGGTTAGAATGAACTAGATTCTTCGTGAGAAGATTTCTTTTATAGAGTGCCTACCACAGGCCAGTCGTTTTGCGACTTGTTGTCCCCCAG